TGTTGGCCAGCTCGGCCGTGACCGTGACATTGACCATGCCATCAAAGTCCTCGATGGCCAGGCCCGGCACGGTTGACACATCACCTTCGATGGAAGGCACGCGCGGCAATTCGCTGTAGCCATGGATGTAGTCCTGGCCTGCGATACCGGCGCGCTCGATCACCGATGGCGTGACGGTGAAATTGCCACGCAACGGATATTGATTGCCATCCACTTTAAGGAAGGCGATGCCTGCTATTCTCTGTGCCATGTCTCTGGCTCCTTATGAAATGCAAACGGCCCGCCGTGAGGCAGGCCGTTTTGCAAAGTTGAGTTGTGATTTTTAGGCTGCGATTGCGGTGTCGAGGCCGCGATCATATTGCAGGCGGAACTGGCACAGCACTGCGAACACGCGCAGCTGGTTCACCAAATCTGGCGGATACAGGACGTTGACGCGGTTCGGGTCATTGGGATCACGCTCAACAATCAGGTTGGCCTTGAAGGCTGCACCGTTCTCCACCAGGCCGTTGAACTCATCGACGCGATACTGTGCGACCAGCTCGGCCTTGATGATCTTCGGCGTGACAATGGCCTGGCCAGCACCGAACCTGGTGCCGTCATCGGCCAGCTTGTGCCTCGGGAATTTGCTGGTGATGGCTTGGCGCTGATTGCGCAGCAGCTTGGTCAGCGTGGCCAGCGTTGTCACCAGCTCATAGGCATCATCGGAATTGCCGTAAAGGTTCTTGGTGTAGGTTGTGCTTTCCCGCATGATCATCGGTGTGATGTTGACCGTGCGCTGAGTGGCGATGCCGCCATAGGCGAGCTGGTTTAATTCCGAAAGCAGGAAGCGGCCCTGGCCCTGTGCAGGCAGACAGCCATCCAACTGCAATGTCTGCAGCGGCCTGGCCGGATCATTGACCAGGGCGCGCGCTGCCTTGGAGGTGTAAGCCGCTGCCCATTCATAGGTCGGGGTCGGTGAGGTCGGCTCAATCCCCAGGATGGAATTTTGCGCACTATTGCGCGTGTCACCAAAGGTCAGCAGCGTGGACAGTGTGCCGCGTTTGGCTGCGTACAGACCGCCGTAATGCTGGCGGATAAAACCCCAGCGCCCGCTGTCGGAAAAACCAAACTCGGTTTCCCAGGCCAGCAGAGAGGTCGAGTCCGTGAACGGCATGCAGACATAATCCACCTCGGTTTCGCCAAGGTTGGTGATGGCATTGGTCATCACCGGCACACCAGTGCCACCGGTCATTGGTGTGTATGTCAGCGTCAGTCCCTGCGGCAATGTTTCACCGCCGACGCTGCCGTAATAGCTGTCCGATATTTGGATGTCGTCACCCTCGGTGCCTTTGAATTTGGCGGTAACGGTAACGGCACCTGCGGTTGCTGTTGCCATCACCGGCAGATCGGCATCGGCATTGATGGCGGCTGCAATGGCTGTGGCAACAATGGTCGGCGTATCGGTGGCACCGGCATAAACGGGGACATTCTTCCCGGCGATGTAGAGGTTGAGGGTGCCTGCCTGCGTCGGCGCGGTGCTGACTGTGATCGAGCCTGCTGCAGCAGCTCCGGTCGGATCAGCCAGCGGCAAACCCCACACCGGGTTTGCCCAATTGTTGGCGAAGAACGCGCGGAACATGCAGGCCAGGTGTGACCCTTGACCGAACAGCGCATCGGCCTGTGCCTGTGATGCCACCGGGATTGGCACATCAGGTGCAGCTGTCCCTGATGCACTCATGATGCCAACCAGGAGTGAACGGCCCAGCGTGGCAGGCAACCCGGCCATCGAGCTGTCAAGCTCGACCCAGTACAAAGGCATGCGCCACGACGCCGGAATTGAATTAAACGAGATTGGCATTTTCATTCTCCTTTTTGATGCGAGCCTTGCCCGCTCTAACGGCTTCACTCATTTTTTTGCGTTCACCTTCGCGCGCATATCTCTGTCTTGCCGCCTCACTCATTGCAGCCTTGTGCGCTTGTGATTTTGGCGTCCCCTTCGTTGTCGCGCTCTGCGCTGCGCGCGATGCCTCACTACGAACGTGACCTGTAAGTGCTTTTGATAGATTGTCGCGCCACGCGCCCGAACGCCGAGCCTCTTGTGCCGCCATACGATCAGACTCGATCTGCTCGCGTGTTCGTTTTGTCTTTCGCATGTTGGCGCGGACTGCTTCGGTGAACTCAATCACTGGCTTTCCGCCGCGCGATCTATTCCAGCCAACTCCAGGCTCAGGTCGCAATGTGCGTTCCAGCACCAGGCACTCACTCTTTGTGCCGGTGAAAATAATTGACCATTCAAAATGCGCAGGAAACCGCGTGTTGCGCTGATGCGTTGAAAGCCTCTGCATAAACGCGCCGCTGATGCCGACATAGCCGTGCCGTTGTAGGCAGATGCAACACTCATCATGCAGCCAATACACAACCCATTCATTCATTTGTGATGCTCGCGGGCGCGCAGATGTGCGAACGGCCCGCCGTGTGGCGAGCCGTGTTGTTTCAGGTCATAAATTAAAAGCGACTTACTCGGCCTTGGATTTCGTTTTCGCGCTGTGCTTCTCGGCCCCTGGATCACTCGTCGTCACATCACCGTCGCGGATGCGCCGTGCTGTGTATTGATCCTCCGGCCACTCCATCGGCCCCTCGGCCTGAAAGTGTATGTTGCCGGTCGGGTGATAAATCACGCGGCGGATTTCATCGTTCTTCGGCCAGACTTTCATGGATCAGTCTCCAGGTCATATTCGGCTTCGACTTGTTGCACCTCGGCAGGATCACTGCCGGACGGGTATTGCGTGGTCAGGTGCACCAGCTTCAGCACATCCGGCACCAGCGGCGGGAAGTCGCTCACGCCCAGGTCGATGGTCAAGGTGAAGCGGCACTCGGCAATCGGGATAGAATTATCAGCCCCGGCATTGCCAAACTGGTGCGTTCTATTTCCCCGCGCATAGCCTTGGATTTGTGCTGCCGGATTGAGATACAGCGATGGATCGGTAAATAGGCCATTGGTCAGCAACACCCAGGCATCATCCAGAGTATTCTCGGCTGCGGCTGCATCATTGTTCTGGATGATGATGGAAAAGCCATAGAGTGCTTGGATGCGAAAGCGCGGCTCACCGGCATTGATGTCACCATCCGGCAGAAAGTCATCGTTGATAAAGTAGATGCCACAGAACGGGATTTTTTCCGGCTGTATCTGCTCGGCCTTGTTGGTGCCAAACTTGAAGCCAGCAAAGTTTGGCATTGCCTTGACGCGGCTCAACATGGCATCGCGCACAATCAGCGAATAGCTGCTGCTCATGGCTTCGATGGCACGATGCGCCGCAACGTCAGTGTGGTTTCACCGCCGCCGTTGGGATCGGCATCAATCACCTCGAATGATCCTTCAGCAAGCAGCCCGATGGGATCAGCCGGGATGTCGATGATGTCACCCTGCAATGGCAGCACGGCAAATTCCACCTCGCGAATATCCAGGATCACGCGCGTCTCGGAAATGATTGAGCCATCCATGGCCTGCACATCAATGGCATCCACATCAAAGATGCCGCGCGCGTTATAGGCAGGCTGGCTTGGCCAGCTGGCCAGCGGCGTGACAGTAATGGTGCGGCCAAACAAATCTTGCGCAGGCAAATACACATCAGTGGAGAAATTAACCGGCATGCATTTTCCTCACCGTGCGGCACCTGTTGAGGTTTTCCGTATCTGCTTGAACAATTTGCGCGCGGCGCGTCTGCCTCGGGCGCGCGATAGCCTGCGCATTTGCATCTTCTTGCGCTTGACACGCCCCATCTTGCGGCCGCGATACTGCAGGGTGATCGCGATGTATTCGAGCCTGCCTGGTATCCAGCGCCCATGCTCATCGCGCGGCTGGCTGCGCCAATCATGCCGCCAGTGATTGTCCAGCCAATCATCACGCGATGAGGCCCAATCCGTGCGCGCCCAGGCTGCCCTGCTGCCAGGACCATGCTCACCATGAATGCGGCGGCGGGTGCCGGTAATCAGGTTGAGAATTTTATTTTGCCAGGCAGCTGACGGCGGCGATGGCAGGCTCAGCCAGTGTTCGCCAAGCCGGTTGATTTCACTCAAGCCGCCAGTGTTGATAGCTTGGCCAATGCGCTGGGTAGCATCACCACCGAATGGCCCGCCCAGGGTTCGCATCAAGAAATCTTCGCCCAGCTTTTCCAGCTTGTTGGACAATACTTTGTCCAGCAAGTTGTCATCACCTTCGACCAGGGCAGCCACCAGCTTGGCAATCTGGCCGACGCCGAGGCTGGGCATCAGACCGGGAAGCGCATGTAGTGGTAGAGCAGCGCGGTCACGGTATCGCCCACCACAGCCAGCGGTGAGTGGCTGCCGGTCTTGCTGCTGCCCAAGGGATCAAAAAACATCACGCGCGCTTCCTTGTGCGAAATGCTTCTGACCCCTGACATATTGAGGCCGCGAATGAGCTGTCCACGCGCGGCCTGCACCAGCAGAAACATGGCCTGCTTGAGTGCAGGCGGTGCATCATCCGGCAAGTCATAGCCGCCGCTGTAAGTGACAATCAGCGGCTCAGACCAGCTGGCCAGGCTCAGCTTGCCGGTAGTGTTTTCGAGCTCAAAATCCACCGCGTTGCCGTTGACCGTGACGGTTTCAATATCGGCATCGGCCACCGGGTAGTGCGTCAAAAAAATTCTATAATTCTCATACGGCGGCGGATCACCGCGCCAGGTTTCCTCAACCTTTTCCTTGGCGAACACGCGATTGCACATGGTCGCCACCACATCACTGTACCCATCAATCAATGACTGCAGCTGCACATCCAGGCTGGTGTCGGTCAGGCCAAATATTGATTTGAGTTCGGCCAGCGTGATCAGCGCATAGCTGTCGGCTGGTGTGATGACCTTGACGGTGATGTCAGCCATTTATTTGGCCTCGATCTGGAATTGCTCGAACAGTTCGCGCAAAAAGATCGCGGGAACCTCCTTATCGTCCGACATAATCGGCTGCGCGGTAAATGTTTTCCGATTGATCTCCCATCGAAGAATGGTCGGAGCTGCTGCACCGCGCTGGCCTGGTGGCCCAGCATCACCGCGCTCACCAGGATCACCCTTGAGCCCTGGCTTGCCGGGTCGGCCTGCTGAAGCCATCAGCTGCCAGCCTGCACCAGGACATTCCCCAGGCTCATCGGTGCGGGCGACAAAGCTGGAGCCGTTGAGTGCGACAACATCGAGGCGTTTATATTTGCCATCAGCAACAAAGGTGCCGCGAATATTCAGCAGTGGTGCATCCAGACCAGCAGCAGCAAGGCAAAGCCAATCCAGACTTGAACCTGGTGTGTTGGCGTTGTCGCGTTCGGCCTGATAGGTGCCGCCGTTGTGTCTGACAACATCGCCCTCGTACCAAACGCCTTCCTTCCATTCTTTGACTTTTGGCAATTTGCCAGGGGCACCATCCTTGCCAGCAATGCCTGGTGATCCGGTCAACCCGATTGGCCCCATGTCACCAGCTGCGCCAGGCTGGCCTGGGTCGCCTTGCACTCCTGCTGGTCCAGCTGGTCCCTGTTCACCAGGCAAGCCGCGCTCACCTGGTTGGCCTGGTGCACCATCTTTCAAATCAGCCAAGCGCACCTTGACCAGCTCAGCCATGTCATGGCGCAGGTTGGCAACCGATGCCTGCAGGGTGGCGATTGTGCTTTGCGCTTGTGCCTCGATCAATGCGCGTTCACGCCGCCATTCACGCTGCTCGGCTTCAAGCACTTCGGCCAAAGCCTCTCGCCAGGCTTCAAGCAGCGTTGCGGCGTCGTGCGATCCTGGCGGCACCATCAAGGAGGTTTCTGACTTCCCGTTGGATGTCATCACGGTGGCCTTTCGTTTCCGGTGCTTCACTCGGCGGCGCGGGTGGTGACGCTGGCGCTGCTGGTGCTGCCGGGATCGCCGCTGCCGCAGACAGCGGTACGACCTGTTGCTGCACGCGCGGCTCGTCTCCGAATTTCACGGAGTCGAAGCCTTCGATGTTGCGTGCTTCATTGGGCG